CGACATCGCACAAAATCTGTACAGGAATGCATGAAGAAAATTGAAGACAACTGTAAGAAGATCCAGAAAGATACCGGAAAACATTATGTAGCAGACATGGTGGTATTCAACTGGGCGAAAGATTACTTCAAGGAGGCGTAAAGTGATGCGAAAGAAAGACCTGTTGGCACTTCCACTTATGAAGGTAACGGAAGAAATGCGCCAGGCAGCAGGAGAAACCACAAAATATGAAAGATGGAGAATGCCAGATATCGTAGGACCAAAGTATCAGAAATACTTTCGGGCGCAGAAGACGGGGAATGTCTTGGAAATAGCAGTATTTGAGTGGGGAAGGATACAGGCCGGTGACGATGGACCGATATTCCGGATATTCTTGCATGATGGAAAATACAATACATGGGATGCGTATAAGCAAAAATGGAGAACGGCGTCAATAGAACATTTATATGATTCGGAATATCAAACGAGGGCAGAACGCGCTGCACATGGGACATATTGGTATAAAGAACGGGACAGGCAACTGATAGTGAAATTCACGAAAAGCAAACATCAGGACATACCTTCAGCAGTTCTGGAGTGGCAGCAGTACGAAAAGAATAGAGGAGAAACAGAAATCATAGACGCAGCGATGTCGCTGGTTCCGGAAACCCCGAAAAGTTTTGCTAATGGTAGAGACAGATGCGCTACCACAATATATGTATTACGAATCCGGAAGAAAAATAGGATTATGCACCAGCTGTGGGAAATACCATGAATTAAAAGAACCACCCAAATATGGAGAAACAGGGATTTGTCCGGGATGTAAGCGGAAAGTGCAATATAAAACATATAAAAAATGCCCGAGATTCCAGGAACGCGCATACGCATCACTTATACAGAAAACACCAGATGGGTATGTACTACGTCATTTCTGCCTATGGCAGGACATAAAAAAAGGCAAGAGAAAGGACGTTAACATATGGGAACAGATCCGCATCACATATGATAAACACTGGCAGAAACAATCAACATATTCATACCACCGATATAAACAGACAAATATAATCCGATGGTGTAACGGCTACCAGGGTGGTTATTGGAGCGGCTATAAAGAAGAAGAAAAATCAGCATTGTATCCGAGAAACCTGAAAAGGATATTAAAAGGAACTGAGTTGGAGTATTCAGGTCTGCAGGAATTTGCTCGTACAGGCATAGAGTTCTATCAACAGAACTTTATCGATACTGCAAGGAGATTTGTCGGATTGGAAAAATTGATCAAGGTAGGATTCTTAAGACTAGCACAAGACTGCATGGACTACGTGGAACTTCCACCGATTAATTTGAAAGAAAAAAGAGTCAAGAAGGTGCTCCGGTTAAACGGAGAATACTATAACCAGATCAAAGGTAAAGATCCATCATGGAATGAATACAGAACGGTTTATTGGTGTCAGGAAGCTGGAGTAAGAATGACATGGGAACAGATACAGGAAATGTCAAGAATTCAAAGAAATTTTGTTGCATACATGAAATATACGACTCCATACAAGATGATCAAATACATAAGAACAATACAGGCAGATAAAGAAGACATCTTAAAAGAATATCAATGCTATGACTATCACGATTATCTGCAGATGCAGCAGGCCTCGGTTACAACATGAAAGATGAATGGGTATTATATCCGAAAAATCTGAAAGAACGGCATGACCAATTGATAAAAGAGCAGAAAGAGAAAGAAGAACAGCTGAAAAAGCAAAAAGATGATGAAAAGGATGAAAGCTTTAGAAGCACCATAAAAGAATATGATTGGAACCGGTATGAAATGGAGACAGAAGACCTGCTAATTAGGCTCCCTGAGTATGTACACGAAATAAGAGAAGAAGGAAATGCACAGCACCATTGTGTGGCAACCTACATAGACCGGATGGTAGCCGGAGAAACTTGTATCCTGTTCATTAGAAAAAAAAGAAGAACCGGATAAAAGCTATTACACCGTAGAAGTCAAAGGTGATGAAGTGATACAGGTTCGTGGAAAATATAACGTAGTTCCATCGGAAGATGTAGAAGAATTCATGAAAATATTCAAGAAGAGTTTGAGGACAGCAGAAAGGAAGGCGAGTTAAATGGATTATGAAGTGAAAACAGTGATCGACAATATCGATGATATGAACTGACATCATCAAGAACCAGCTGAATGATATTGCAGAAGGATTTGTAAGTGTAGGCTACTATCTGAGAAAAACAGATGAAACCATGCTCTACAAGCAGAAAGGGTACAAAACAATCTACGAATATGCCAAGGACACATTCGGAATCGGCAGATCAACGGCCAGCAGATTCATGGAGATCAACCAGAAATACAGCAAAGACGGATATTCTCCGGAGATCGATCTGAAATGGTCCGGATATGGCAGCAGTAAACTCACAGAAATGCTGGGACTTCCGGAAGACGTACAGGAAGCAATTCCGGTAGATGCTACAGTAAGAGATATTCGAGAGGCAAAAGGGATTATCAGAGAAACCGAACACAACTATTCAGATCAGATGGAGTTGTGCGACATCGCACAGCCGGATCCGCCGAAACAGACTGGCTGATGGAATTGATAAAACAGTATTTCTCCAAAGAAAACAGAGATGCATTCCAGAAAATGACAGATTGGCTCAGAAAAGATGAACCGGAAAAGGACATAACAGTCAGTATCCTGCTAATCATCAACCCGACAAAGTTCAAAATGATCCGGCTAGAGTGCGCTAACGTCATGCTGACAGTAGACAAGATCAAGGTAATGCCATACCGGAACCAAGGGGAACAGCAGGAATACACATACATAGATTTTGGAAGAGCCTTCGAGACACTGTTCTATCCGGTCGGAATGAGTACACCGATCAATGAAGCATATCAGAGCGTATACGGGGGAACCGTATTATGAAGAGAGACCGGGAAACGGAATCCAGCAAAAACGGAACGCCCAGCACCAAAAACGGAACGATTGGAAACAAAACCGGCAGAACCACAAACAAAACAGCCGGATCCACCGACAAAAAGTGAGGAAATACCTACAGAAAATGAAGAAAAACAAACTGAGACACCTGACACCACTGCAGTACCTGCAGAAACAAAAGAGAAAGAGCCAGAAAAGGCAGAAGAAACTCCGGAAACAAAAACCGAGTTCCAACAGGAAATTACTGATGAAACTCAGATTCCGGGGCAGACAGAATTAATCAAAGATTTCCCGGAATACTGCCCGCCGGATATGAATACTACCGGAACAACAGGATCAATCAGAAGTCAAGCCGGCATATGCTACAAGAAGAATATATATAGCATCTGTCGATGCCGATACGGCAGCAGAATACATGGGAAAAGCCATGGAAAAGGCAATCCGTAATATGCCGGGAGTAAGTTTCGGAGTCTTGACGAAGGAATCATTTTGGAAAGAATTCTTCGAAACCGAGGTTGATCGGAATGGAGCTGAGATCGAATGTGTGAATTAATGTTCCCGAAACCAACCAGGAAGAAAAAAAGAAAACACCACCCAGCTCCGATCGTGGATACCGTAAAAGGCGAATGCTTCCTGTGCCGACTGGAAGGCATCCGCCGGCAGCAGTACACAGAAGAGCACCATGTATTCTACGGTGGCGGACTGAGAAAAGTCAGTGAGGAAAACGGCTTTAAAGTCTATCTGTGTAGAGATCACCACAAAGACGGACCAAGAGCCGCACATAATTGCAGAGAGACGCGTGAATTATTATGCCGGATATTTCAGAGAAAGTACGAAGAAACCCATACGAGAGAAGAATTCCGAGCATTAGGTATAAAGAATTATTTGGAGGATGAGGATGGCGACGGAGTTGTAAATCCGGCGATTGTAAAAATTAAAGTAGAAGGAGACGGAAATGAGGTTAATTGATGCTGATGCAGAGATAAAGAAAATTGAAGAAGAAATAAAACGCTCATACAAAGCCATTGACCGCTGGAGATCAGGAGGAATGCCTGGCAGCAGTCTATATGATATAGACGCGAAGGTCCGGCAGATCAAAAATAATATAGCAGACTGCAAACGGGAAATCCGTATGCTGAAAAGCTACACTACAGCATACAATCCCGAAGCAATTGTAAAGAAACTGGAAGACAAGGTAGAATATGCCGGAAGATTAATGGTAGAAAAACCGGCGGATAAGCTTGATGAAATTGCCAATAATACAGCAGAAGATTACATACAGGCATATACAGAAGCAATCGAATTGGTGAAAGGCGGTGGAAACATTGAACAGCCAGGAATATGACCAGATAGAAGAAGCGGCCAATAGACTGCAACACGAAGCAAGTGTCAAATGCAGCAGAGAGCTTGAAAAAGCCCAGAAGTATAAAGAAGGTTATACACAGGGAGTAGAGGATCTGCTGAGATGCATAAGAAGAGGTGAATGACATGGAGATAAAAGAAAATTAAAACACTGGTACATAATGGTACTGACAAACCGGTGCCTGGGATGCTGCTTATTCTGCGAATGGTGGGGATATGTGTAAATGGGAAACGGAGGACAGGAGAAAGAAATCATGATACAGAAACACCAAAAGATTGGCATGAAGTATTACAAAAGAAACGGAGAGATAAAGAATGAGTTTACAAGAATGGGCAAAAAATGAAGTTGAAATCGCATGCAAAAGAGAAAATCATGGATAGAAAAGAAGGCGAAATTTGATTATGGATGGCGCTTGCTACGAAAGTGCATTAAAGGCATTTGAGAGCTTATGCGAAGATGGTCACAGTGGTATGAGTATCGGATTCACAAAACAGATTTTGAATAGACTGATCGATGGAAAGCCACTGACTCCGATAGAAGATACAGAGGAAATGTGGAAAAGATCATGGACAGATGAGAAAGGAAAACATTATCAGTGTTCGAGAATGAGTAGCTTGTTTAAAACAGTAACTCCGAATGGAGAAATAAAGTATTCAGACATTAATAGGTGTTACTGTGTTAATCGCAATCATCCTAATTATGGATACCACAATGGATTTATCGGAAGTATATATGATGCGATGTATCCGATCACGATGCCATACGCACCGGCGGATAAACCGGACAAAATAGTTTTGTGATGAGTTACTCACAGATCCTAAAAATGGAGATTATGATACAAAAGCAATAATTTACATAGAAAAACCGGATGGGAAGAAAGTGAAAATAAACAGATATTTTAAAGAATCCGAAGAATCATTTAAGGAAATATCATGGTTAGAATATCAAATCCGCAGATACAAAGACTGGAGAAGGAGGAAGTGGTTAGGAAATGACGAGGAAAGACATTCTTAAAAAATACGGATTCAGCTGGATGAGCAACGTCAACCTGAAGGAAGAGCTTTCGGAACAGGCGGCAGCAGAATTTGAAGATCTGATAAGAACCTTAAGTGACCATAACCGTGGACCGGAGCCACCAAAAGAAGGCTGGCAGAAACAGATGTACAACCAATTCATGAAAGGAACAGACAGGTGACAAAAATGGAGAAGATAACAGCATTCGTAATCACAGTTGCAACTATAATGCTGCTCTTCCCGTTATGCTATGCGTGGGGGAGAGAAATTATGGAATTACCAATCTGGGAGAAAGCTGTGGACGCATTAGAGAAAACAAAAGATCTGCTTAATAGGCTGATCGGGAACAGCGATAAATAAAATAGCTTGCACTTGCCGGTAATTGTATCACGACAGCAACCGGTTGATATAGATTCCCTCCGGCAAAAGCCGGATGGCAGCAGTCGGAGGAGAAAGGAGTATTGTTGAAGGAAATAAGCGAAGAACAGGCAAAAATCATTAAAAAGATGGTGCTTGACAAAAAAACTAACAAAGCTATAGCGGAAGCTACAGGATTAAAGTACTGGGAAGTGCGGGATTATATTCAATATATAGGACTGGCCGGAATCAGAGAAGAGATGCTCGGAAGAAAGCCGGGAAGACGAAAGAAAGACGGCTACAACAAAGGAAAGGCAGGTCCAAATGCGGACAGACACCTGTGTAAGACTTGTGTATACCGTGGAAGACATGATCAGGTCGGGAACTGTAGCTATATTGAAATAGAGGGACATAGTAGGGGGATGCCGGCAGCAGAATGCACGGTGTACAAAAAAGGCAGAAAACGAAGGCAGGCATTGTGGTAAGGGCTAAAGAAAGAGTATGGGGAAAGGAGCAGATATTATTGGAACAGATGACAAAGGAAAGACTACTGTCATACAGGAGCAATAAGGCAGAAATACTGGAACTTGACTATGCAATTAACAATAGATGGAAATCAGATACGATGATCGGGAATGATGTCATATTCGATTACAGCAAGGGATATCCGATGCCACAGAGTGTGACGGGTTTTGATTCTGAAAAGTATGAGCGGCTACAAATTCGTGACATGGAGAGAAAAGAAAGACTGAAGAAAGAATGCGAGGAGATAGAACGTTTTGTGGATGATATAAAAGACAGCATAACTCACCGGATTTTCAGGATCTATTTTATTGACGGAAGGAAAAATGTAACATTGCGAGAAGTTGGAAAGCGAGTACATATGGGAAGAAGTGGAGTTGGAAAAAGAATTGAAAACTTTTTAAAAGTGTCCCGTAATTCCATGATTCTCATTTACAATAATACTTGAGCCAAAGGCGGAAAGCCGTCGGCTCGATTATAGGTTCAACGAAGACATCCGACATATCGGATGTCTTTTCTTATAAAGGAAACGTGAAATACATGAAAAGAAATAGACCAGATAAAGATGGGACTCATCGTGGAGCGTTTGAAAAGAATAAGAAGAAAATATATGCAACACAGACCGTGTGTGGAATATGTGGGAAACCAGTAGACTTTTCTTTAAAGTATCCGCATCCGCTATCACCTTGCATTGATCATATAATCCCGATTGCTAAGGGCGGTCATCCGAGTGATATAGACAATATGCAATTGGCGCACTGGACATGCAATAGACAGAAGAGTGACAAGTTGATAGATAACAGTGTGACAAAGCAAGATGAAATATTGGGGAACCGTGTACTGCCACATACATTCAATTGGAGTGATTATAGACCTAAATAATTTTGATGGACAGGGGGCATACCCCCCCCACAGTGGGCGCGCGCGGACTTCACACCGTCACTGCGAAAAAAAAACACACGCCGGAAAAAATAGCGTAGAAAGGAGAAATAAATGGCAGAGTACAGAGGCATAGAGTACCTGAGAAAAAAAGCTGAATCGAAAGCGAAACCGAGTCTTAAGACGGTATAAATTCTATGAGATGAAAAATATAGCACGGGACATGGGGATCGCTACGCCGCCCAGCCTACAATGGTTGCAGGCTGTACTTGGCTGGAATGCAAAAGCTGTAGATTCGATTGCGGATAGGCTTGAATTCAGAGGATTCCGTGACGATAATTTTGACATGACTGGGATATTTAGGATGAACAATCCAGATATTCTGTACGATTCTGCGACGTTGTCGGCATTGATTTCTTCCTGCTGTTTCATATATATATCGAAGGGAGAAGATGATTTCCCGAGATTGCAGGTAATTGATGGGGCGAATGCAACTGGCATTATTAATCCAATTACGAATCTTCTTACGGAAGGCTATGCGGTTCTGGAACGTGACGATTGCGGAAAAGCGACTGTAGAGGCTTATTTTGTGGAAGGGTGGACGGTAATATACAGAAATGGAATTCCGAATCAACTTTTTGAAGAGAATGTGCCAGCACCATTATTAGTGCCAATTATATTCCGGCCAGATGCCAAGAGAGCATTTGGACATTCTAGAATCAGCCGGGCATGTATGTCAATCACAGAATCGGCCATGAGAACCTTGAAGCGGTCTGAGATTACAGCCGAGTTCTACTCATTTCCGCAAAAATATGTAGTTGGTCTGGATCCAGATGCGGAACAGATGGATAAGTGGAAAGCTACCGTATCAAGCCTCCTGCAATTTGATAAGGACGAGGACGGAGGTTCGCCAACCTTGGGACAGTTCCAGCAGCAGTCTATGGCACCACATCTAGATCAGCTTAAAATGTTTGCTGCATTGTTTGCTGGAGAGACCGGGCTGACATTAGATGATCTAGGATTTGCAACGGAGAATCCGGCTAGCCAGGAAGCAATCAAGGCATCACACGAGAATCTGAGACTGACAGCAAGGAAAGCACAGCGAGCATTTGGCAGTGGATTTCTGAATGTTGGCTATCTGGCTGCGTGCTACGTGATGATTATCAATATTACCGGAACCAGGTATATATGACTACACCAATCTGGGAGCCAGTGTTTGAACCAGATGCAGCAATGCTGTCCAATATTGGGGATGGAGCAATTAAGATTAACCAGGCAGTGCAGGATATTTCAATGCAGATAACTTAAGAGATTTAACTGGAATTAACATGAGCAATCTGCCAGTAACTCCGGAGGTGTAGACTATGGAGGACATCACACCAGGACTTTTGGAGAAGATACAGAAACAATTCTATCATGATATTGAAAAGAGCAGCATCATTAAAAACTTCAAGAAACAGGCACAGAGAGGTAAGACTTCATACAGCCAAGCGAACGAGGTGGCACAAGAGATTGGGAAAATCTTAGCGCAATCATATTCGGACAATTTATCATCTGATATATTGCCGGATGGAAAGATGTATTATAACATTGCTTCCAGAGTATTGGACCGACGTGAGGGGAGCTTATGAGATGGTGGCAGATAATGCAGCTATTGTACAGCAGATCGTGAACGAAGCAGCAGGCATTGGAATTAAAACAATAAGAGCACAAATCCAACAGGATAATATAGACGGTATTGTAAATCGGATTTCAAGTGAAGAATATTTCGACGATGTGAAATGGATTCTCGATGCACCTGTACGGAATTTGGTTCAGAAAGCAATGGACGATACTGTTCAGAAAAATGCAGATTTTCATGCAAAAGCTGGATTGAGACCAAAGATTATACGGAGATCATCTGGACATTGCTGTGAATGGTGTAATCAGGTAGCCGGAACATATGTATATCCAGATGTTCCTAAAGATGTGTTTCGGAGACATGATAATTGTGATTGCATTGTTGAGTATTATCCGGGAGACGGTAAAAAGCAAAATGTATGGACAAAAGAATGGAAATACGAAAAAGAATCTGATAAAATAGAAGAAAGAAAACTGCAGGGATTAAGTCCGGAATCAGATGCGATTATACGAAATATACGGGAAAAGATAATTCCGGAACAAAATCGTGAAAAAATTGCATCACGACAGGAAATACATCGACAAGGGACAAAGATGTATGAAGCCAGAAAAAAGAGTCTGGAAGCAAAAGGACAATTTGGACCTTCTTACATTACGGTATCGAACGAAGAAATTCAATCGCTAGTAAAGAAATTTTCAGGGACAGGAATTATTAAATATAATAGTCAAGGTAATTGGGATTCAAAAGAAATCATAACGACAAATGATAAAATCATAGGAGTAGTTGTTGATAATCGAAACGGAAATAGTGCAGAGACATCTGTGTTTAAGATTCACTACGCTAAAGATGGAATGCATATAGTTCCAGATTATCCAAGTAAAAAGAGGTGAGAGTTATGACATACGAGGAAATAAAAGGCTTCATAGGTAAACAAGTCATCGTAAGAGATGTCGGAGGAAAAAGTTTTAAAGGTATTATAACTAATACGGAGAGTGAGTATGATACATCATCTGGAAAAGAAGAAATAGAATTAGATGCCGGAAAAGTATTTTATGGAATTCCACTAGATGAGGTAAAAAATATAATAGAAATCAATTAAGCTGCCAGATTATTCTGGTGGCTTATATTTTTGAGGAGGCTACATGGGAGAAATAAGGAAGGGGCGGCAGACCCCGACGCAATCTGTCGTGCTGCCTTATTCTTCAACATATGGAGCTGAAGCGATAGACATTTACAATTCGACAGGAAGAACTGCACAGGAGTGGCAGGAGCTTCTGCTGTCAGACATTTTGGCCGTAAACGAAGAGGGGTTATGGGTACATACCAAATTCGGGTATTCAGTCCCAAGGCGTAATGGAAAGAATGAAATTGTTGCAATAAGAGAGATGTATGGATTAAAGAAAGGCGAAAGAATCCTACATACAGCACATAGAACCACAACTACACACAGCGCATGGGAACGACTTTCGAATTTGCTAAAGAAAGCAAATATCGAGGTCGTTTCTTCGTATAAGGCATTTGGAAAAGAACATTTGGAAGTTGCTGGCGGTGGAATTATCGAATTCCGAACCAGAACATCAAAAGGTGGTCTGGGAGAAGGATTTGATTTACTGATTATCGATGAGGCACAAGAGTACCAAGATGATCAGGAGAGCGCATTAAAATATGTCGTAACAGATAGTAAGAATCCACAGACAATATTTTGCGGAACACCACCAACTCCAGTCAGCTCCGGAACGGTTTTTACAAAATTCCGTAAGGCAACCTTGGAAGGACAAACGGTTAACTCCGGGTGGGCAGAATGGTCAGTGCCGGAGCAGACAGATATAAGAGATATAGACGCCTGGTATGAGACAAATCCATCTCTAGGAACAGTATTCACGGAAAGATCTGTAACTGATGAGATCGGTTCAGATCCGATTGATTTTAATATCCAGCGATTAGGATTATGGATTCGCTATAATCAGAAATCAGCTATCAGCGCAACAGAATGGAATGAACTAAAAGCTGATGACCCACCGGAGCTTACAGGAGATCTTTTTGTGGGAATCAAATACAGCAAAGATGGGAATGTGGCAATGGGAGTTGCATCTAAAACAAACGATGGAAAGATATTTCTTGAATGTATTGATTGCCGTGAGGTACGTGCAGGAGATACATGGATATTAGCATATTTGAAAGAATGGAAAGCAAGGAAGGTGATTATTGATGGTGCATCAGGGCAGCAGTTAATGGAAAATGAAATGAAAGATTATGGTATAAAGAATTCACACCTACCACTGTGAAGGAAATCATTGCAGCAAATGCATCATTCGAACAGGGATTATATCAGAGGAATATAGTTCATTCTGGTCAGCCGTCACTGGTACAGGTAGTAAGTAACTGTGAAAAACGGTCGATTGGGACCAATGGAGGTTTTGGCTACAGGGCAATGAAAGAGGAAATGGAAGTTGCATTGCTTGACAGTATAATTCTTGCATACTGGGCGTGCAGTGAGACAAAAACCAAGAAAAGAAAACAAAGAATTAGTTGTTAAAAGACACTTGAACAGGGTGTCTTTTTGCATATTACGCAACCCAGCGGTTAATGGAGAAAGGAGCAACAAAAATGGCAGAATTTACACCAATTACAACACAGGAGCAGCTTGATAAAGTAATCGGAGAGCGCATTGCGGGAGTGAAAGCAAAATATGAAGGCTTTGATGATTACAAGAAAAAAGCAGAAGATTATGATGATCTAAAAGCAAAATCCGATGGTTTTGAACAGCAGATTGCAGCGTTGAACAAGGAAATTAAACGGTGATGGAGAAAGAACCTCGGATACAAGAAACAGCTTGAAGAGGCGCAGGCAAGATCAAGGGATACGAGACCAGTTCTCTCAAGATGAGAGTTGCACATGAAAATGGAATCCCATATGAACTTGCAGGTAGATTAAGCGGATCTGATGAAGAGGAAATTAAGAAAGATGCCGAGACAATGGCAAAATTCTTGAGAAAAAAAGATGTTCCTCCACTTGCAGGAGGAGATCCGCAAAAAATTGATGACAAAAAGACAGCAATGAAAGGCATGCTGGCTAGTTTGAAAGGAGAATAAAAAATTATGGCAACATCAAAAGGAACAATGTTTGACCCTACACTGGTTAAAGATCTTATTACAAAAGTAAAAGGGAAATCAGCACTGGCTGCATTATGTGGTCAGACACCGATTCCGTTCAATGGATTGAAAGAAATGATTTTTTCTATGGACAATGAAATTGATATTGTCGCAGAGAATGGAAAGAAAACCGAGGCGGTACTACTATCGCACCAGTTAAAATTGTACCGGTTAAGTTTGAATATGGTACAAGAATCTCTGATGAATTTATGATTGCTACAGAAGAAGAGCAGTTGGATATTTTAACAGCGTTTAATGATGGATTTGCGAAGAAAGTAGCGAAGGGACTTGACCTTGCAGCTATGCATGGTATTAACCCAAGAACAGGAACAGCATCTTCCGTAATTGGAGACAATCATTTTGATGCGAAAGTTACGCAAACTGTAGATTATGCGTCAGCAACACCGGATGCGAATCTGGAAGATGCGATTGCGGTAGTAGATGGTTCTGAAGGAGATGTAACAGGACTCGCGCTTTCGAAGACATTCGGATCAGCGATGGCAAAAGTCAAAGCGAATGGAATCAAGCAGTATCCGGAATTTGCATTTGGAGCATCACCTGCAACATTTAACGGAATCCCGACAAGCGTCAACAAAACTGTATCTGGCGGAACAACGAAAGACCACGGTATTATTGGAGACTTCCAGGGAGCGGTTAAATGGGGATATTCAAAGGAAATTCCTATGGAAATTATTCAGTATGGTGATCCGGACAACTCGGGAAAAGACTTAAAAGGATATGGTCAGATCTATATCCGTGCAGAAGTATATCTGGGATGGGGAATCCTGGTGCCAGAATGGTTTGCAAGAATTAAGGAGGTATAGTATGAAGTATAAAAATACAAAAACGGGCGCAATTATCGAAACGAGTACAAGAGTTTCTGGTGAAAACTGGAAACCTGAGATTGATGAAGAGCCTGAGAAGAAAAAAACGCCATCTAAAAACCAGGGGGCTGGAAAAGATAAAACACAAGAGGGTACAGAATAATGGAGCCATTTGCTACGTTAGAAGATATATCTATTCTGTGGCGAGAACTTAAGGAATCCGAGTATAGCAAGGCAGAGCAGCTTCTGACAGTTGTCTCGGATTCTCTGAGATATGAAGCTAACAAAGTCGGAAAAGATTTGGATAAAATGATTGAACAGAATGAGACGTTGCGGAATGTTGCGAAATCTGTGACTGTTGACGTGGTAGCGCGTACACTTATGACATCGACAGACACGGAGCCAATGACACAGATGTCTCAATCAGCTCTGGGCTATTCTGTGACAGGAACATATCTGATTCCTGGAGGCGGTTTATTCATTAAGAAATCCGAGTTATCCAGACTAGGTCTTAGAAGACAGAGAGTTGGGGTGATGGATATTTATGGCATCGATGATCAAGGGAATTCCAGTAACACTGTATGAGAAGACAGTAATTGGAAAAGATGAATTTGACCATCCGTTATACCGAGAGACACCAGTGACAATTGAGAATGTGCTTGTAGCTCCGGCATCGACCACGGAGATTCTGGACACATTAAATCTGACCGGAAAGAAAGCGGTATACAATATTGCAATTCCGAAAGGAGACAATCACACTTGGCAGGATTGCCGGGTGGATTTCTTCGGAATGTCTTGGCAGGTGATTGGGTTCCCGCAACAAGGCATTGAAGAGAATATCCCGTTAGAATGGAATCAAAAATGGCAGGTGGCATTATATGGGTAAGACGAAGATTGTTTTGAACCGTGCTGGTGTTAGAGAGTTAATGCAGTCCCCGGAAATGCAGGCAATCCTTGCGGAACATGCGAATAAGATAGCCAGTGCATCAGATACAGAAGCATATGTAGCACAGACGCGAGCGGTTGTAAAGGTATGCGGAGATGACGGTAATAACGGATTATTGAAGGCGGTTGGAAAGTATGGTGGAAAAAATCGTTAAGGATTATCTACAGTCCAGTCTTGGAATACCGGTTAGGCTGGAAGAAGAGGATGATCTTGGAAATGAATATGTATTGATTGAAAAGACTGGATCTAGCACAGGAAACCATATTGCATCAGCAACTCTGGCTGTCCAGTCTTATTCTACGTCCCTGTACGGGGCGGCATCGCTCAACGAGCGGGTAAAAGAAGCAATGGAAGAAATAATCGAATTGGACGATATCAGTAGATGTGAGCTTAATACGGATTATAACTACACTGATACAGCAAGGAAAAAATATCGGTATCAGGCAGTATATGATATCGTCCATTATTAGGAGGGATAAGATGAACACAGAACATGTAAGTGCAGGAAAGCCCAAAATTGGTGGAGCAATCTATCGAGCACCATTAGGAACCGAACTTCCAACCGATGCAAAAACGGAACTGAATGCAGCATTTAAGGAACTGGGGTACTGTTCAGAAGATGGAATCACGAATTCTAATAGCCCTGAGACGGATAACGGTGAAGGCGAGTGGGGCGGCGACACTGTTCTAGATTTGCAAACAAGCAAAGAAGACAGTTTTAAATATAAGTTACTCGAAATCACAAATATCGAAGTTTTAAAGGCTGTATATGGAGACGAAAATGTAACTGGAACATTAGAAGAAGGGATCACAGTAAAAGCTAATAATAGCGAGGCGGAAGCGTGCGCCTGGGTAGTCGACATGATTTTGAAGAAAGCGCTAAAACGAATTGTGATTCCATCGGCAGCAGTTACAGAGGTAGCAGATATTGTCTATAAAGACAGCGAAGCTATTGGATATGAGACAACACTCAAGGCTACACCAGATTCAAGCGGACAGACTCACTATGAGTATATCGTAAAGAAAGGGAAGTAAGATGAATACAGAAAAAAATGAAGTGGCAGCAATTACAGGAACAACAGAAAGTGGGTTTCGGTACACTTTACCGCCAGATGCTCTAGACGATTATGAATTATTGGAAAACCTGTGCGACATTGATAATGGAGATGCCTCTAAGATTACAGGGACTGCCAGACAACTCCTTGGAGATGCACAAATAGAAGCACTTAAGGACCACGTAAGAAAGGAAAATGGAAGAGTTCCAGCTTCAAAAATGATTGAAGAAATTATCCAAATATTCAAAGGATCTCAAGTAAAAAACTCTTAGCCCTCGCCCACATGATCAACGTAGATGAAGAGGCGTTGATTTGTGATTTTGCAGAAACATATCGCATTTATGACTATAAGTCCCTTCCGTTACGGACGGTGGGGACTTTTGCGGTGTGGGTTGAGGCTGATTCAAGAATCGGAATGAGAATATCTGATTCAAAACTTACAACAGACCAAACACTATTGGCGCTGGTTGCTGATAATACGAGGGCAATTGCATGGCTGAATAGTTCAGACGGCGTAAAAGGAATTAATCGTCCAAAATCATTGGTAGAGGCGCTGATGGGAGAAAAGAAAACTACAGAAAGCGTAATCGAAACGTTTGATACAGGACAAGATTTTGACGATGAGTGGAGACGACTGACAGGAGGTGAGAAGTAGTGGCTACAGAACTTGCAAAAGCATATGTGCAGATTATTCCGTCTGCACGAGGATCGGTGGAAAAATTCAACAGGCAATAGACCCAGAGGCGGAACCGGCGGGGGCTTCATTTGGAAGTAAATTAGTCGGAAAGTTAAAAGGGATTATGCTACCGCAGCAATTGGAAAGCGCTAGGATCAGCAATCAGTGAGGGAGCAAATCTTGAGCAAAGCCTTGGTGGAATTGAGACACTATTTAAGGATAGTGCTGATAAGGTCAAGGCAAATGCTGCAAATGCTTACAGAACAGCTGGAATGAGTGCTAATGATTACATGGAATTAACCACAAGCTTCTCAGCAAGCCTCCTGTCCAGCCTTAGTAATGATACATCTAAAGCGGCTGACGTAGCCGATATGGCAATGACTGATATGTCTGATAATGCTAATAAAATGGGAACCAACATGGAAGATATCAAGAATGCCTATCAAGGTTTTGCAAAACAAAATTATACCATGTTGGACAACTTGAAATTAGGCTATGGTGTACTAAGACAGAGATGGAGCGCCTGCTTGCTGATGCTCAAAAAATTACGGGTGTAAAGTACGACATCAACAATTTGTCGGATGTATATTCGGCTATTCATGTAATTCAAGGGCAGTTGGATATTAGCGGAACAACAGCTAAGGAAGCGGCAACAACCATATCCGGTTCTTTCGCCTCTATGAAAGCAGCTGCTAAAAATGTTATGGGGGAGATTGCCCTTGGTATGGATGTCGGACCAGCACTGCAGGCGTTGGGAGAAACTACGATTACATTTTTTGTTGGAAATCTCTTGCCGGCTGTAGGAAATGTATTGATCTGCCTTGCCGACGTGATAGCTGGAATACACCAGTATTATAACAAGAAGCATGTATATGGCATCAAATAATATAGGGCGCGATAAGTAAGCAAGGCGGTCAAATTGTTTTGGGATTAGCTGCAGCAATTCTGGAACAGGCACCATTTTTAATAGAAGAAGTGCTGTATCTGGTTGCGTCAATTGCACAGACACTGATCAATATGGATTGGAGTGCGGTAGGACAACAGATAATAAGCGAATTATCATGGAGTATTAATAGTGCGGCGCTGCAAATACTTGGAATAGAGGGGAATGGGCTTGTGACATATCTGTCGGATGCGATTTCAAATCAACTTCCGCAGCTGTTGAACAAAGGAGTAGAAATCGTTACTAATCTTGCAAATGGAATATTACAGAATCTTCCGGTAATTATAACGATGGCTGGAACAATAATAGCAAGCTTTACAGGTGCTATATTGCCGGCATTGCCGATGTTATTAGAATCCGGTGGACAATTGATTATGAATCTTGCGAGCGGAATCATAAAGAATTTACCACAAATTGCGATAGCAGCAGCACAGGCAATTGCTAAAATTACAGCTACGATCGGACAAAATCTGCCACAGATATTACAGTCTGGCCTTGAGATTATCGGGAAGCTGGCAGCAGGATTAGTCAGAGGAATACCGACTTAATAGGACAAATTCCTCAAATTATTTCTGGAATTCGAAGCGCGTTTTCAAATGTTGATTGGGGGACTATTGGTCACAATATTATCCAGGGAATTGCGAATGGACTTAGAAATGCAGGACATATGTTGTGGGAAGCTGTCAAGGGATTGCTTTGGAAGTTTTAAGGATAATGTACTGTCGTTCTTCGGAATCCATTCTCCTTCTCGTTGGGGTATATATGTCGGAGAGATGATTGACACTGGATTTGCAAAAGGAATTATAGGAGAGCTTCCTTCCATTACTTCTGCAGTTTCCAAATTACAGGATATTGCTACAAGCCCGTTCTCAAACGCGAATTTGAATTATGATTTACAGGGGGCAAACAGCTCTAGAACATCAGGAAATGAGACGTCAAGCCGATTGATACTTTAATTGCATTATTAAGAGCGATTATTGCAATCATAGATGGAAAACCAAGCGGAGATGTAAGCGAACGAGAGCTGATTCGAGCATTAAGAGATATGGGGGTTGTATTCGAATGATAGAAATCAAATATGTGTGCTCTAATGGGAAAGAATACAATCTTGTGGGTAACCGGATGAGACCAACGTCCGGTTATTTCCATGAATATGAATGGAAACCAATGACCACAGATCAGGAAATTGGAGCAGATGTATACGGGTTTGAAAAAGAACCAAAAACATATCAAATCACATTAACATTCCGTGGACCACTGGAAGTACGCAAAGCCAAGATGGAATGAGTTGACAAACTGCTTTGAGTATGACGTTGTAAATCTTACTCCAGGGCGTATATGGTTTGGAAACTATTATATTGATTGTTATATTAAGGATATGTCCAGCAAAGTGTCATCTACCCGGAACTGCTGGACAGACATGGAACTCGGTATCTACTGTCCATATCCTATGTGGGCAGAGGAAGAATCTAAGAGCTTCTATCCGGATAGCGCAGACAAGGGGGAAATTTATAACTTCTTAGATTACCCATATGATTATCAATATGACTATTCAAAACCATTATCCGGAACAGAGCATTGGTATGTAGATCATTACAGAAGTAGCAATTTTCAGATGACTATCTATGGCCCGTGTGCGAATCCAAGAATCATAATTGCTGGACAGGTCTATCAAGTGTATGACACGCTTGAAGCACATGAATACATTGTTGTTGATTCACGTAAGAAAACAATTATAAAAAGACTTGCTAATGGTACGGAACAGAACATTTTTTATAAGAAAGCAACAGGCAATTCTATATTCACGGAAATTCCGTCAGGAGACATCTTGATAAATTGGAGTGGAGAGTTTGGCTTCGACATTGTGGTGTACAAAGAAAGGAGCGTACCGGAATGGATCTCATCAAAACAGATCAATACGGAAGCAGATCGGCTATGTCCAGGGTGCAAATATAGATTTCGAAGTCGGAGCTGATGAAGCCGACAGTATTAATGATTTTGAGATTGAGCTTAAGCGTTGGAATTGGGATGGTCTATTAGATATGGAACTAGAGTATTTTCACCGAATACTGAGTATGGCGGAATTGTCCGAGAAATCAGCACCGATACAAGTACCAATGTAATCCGCGCAAAAGGAGATACCTGGCGTGGAATGATGACTAAAAAAATTATACAGCCATTAAGTGGCCAGGATTACGCAACAGCATCTGGGGAACTTAATTCAATTATAAAAT